TACCACAGGAGGACGCACTGACGTTGTGGGACACCACCTTGGGCGGAGATGCCACGTTAGACTTCACAGCTACTTTGGGTTTCTACGGGAGAATGCGCGACCCGACGCTCAATCGCTTGATGTTCTGGGGTTACAAAGATATTTCACGTGGCATCATCAACTACACCGGACGATATGTATGGACGATACCAGCACCAGTTGGAACCGGCCCTCCGACCGGTGCAGGAATAGGCGTACCGGAGCCATCATCGTTCCCCATTATGGCGCTGCAGGGCTTCGGTAATACAACCGGCGGAAGTCAGTACGAATACCGCGGTGACGCGTCGAAACAATTTGATTTCATTCGATGGGGGTATACGGTGAACGTGCGACCGACACGATTGTACTTCAGTGGCTACATTATGACAACCGCGACGATTCAACTACGCGGGTATCCAAATCGCAACTTTAACGACGCTGAATCGACTCTTCTGTACTCGGGTGCAATCGTCCCTACGTCAAACGCGTGCCAAGCGTACAGTCTGAATGCATGGGGTGGGTGGCGTACAGACAATACATACTACTGCTATGTGTCTTTCATATCCAACTCGAACACTACCGGGTGGAAGTACTACCAAGTCAAAAATACAAGCGGGACGACAAGCGGGTTCGACGGAACGCGATCGGTGTTCCTCCTCGCCCAGTGAGCAAGCGCTTCGCAAAAACAAGACTCACCACCACCGTCAACGCTGCGCTCGGAGTGTCATGCTCGCAAGTGTTTTTCCGACGCACATTGTATGCTCCCCAAACGAAATTTTTGGAAGGATGAACAAAAGATGAAATCCGGATGTTCGACCGGGGTTTCAACGGTTCGTAGCCCAAATCGAGTTCTCACGCCCTTGAAAAGTGAATCCTTTTAAATCCGGATTTCATCTTTTGTTCCTCCTTCCAAAATCCTCTTTTCGGATGGATAAATTTGAAAATGCGTCGAAAAGACACTCCAATACATGCGGACTGTTTGGCGAAAGTCGCACTTTCACTCAGGCATCGTGGAGAGCAAAACAACGTCGCACTTTCAGACATAGGTCGAAATGGGCATGAAAAGCGTAGATAAGAACATCGATAAGAACAACAAGCAATGATTGGGGCAATACAAAGCGCGTGAAATGCCACGGAATATGAATTATAGACGACTAGGGTGCGTTACAATTCCCAAATCATTGCTTTGGTTGTCATTGATTGTTCTTTTCATACCACTTTTACCGAGGAGCGATATCATGTTGTGAGTTCGTATCCCTTAGACTGACACATCATCGTGATGTCATCGTGTAAGTTCGCCAGACACATCGGCATGCCATCATCATCTTGTGAATTTGACAATACATCACCATGCTATCATGTAGTGAGTTTGACTCAGCCGTCGGCAACTAGTCCCCTATTTTTCGACAATCTCCATTTTGAACATTTCGACAAAAGTGTTAACCACGAATCCAGGTTGGCACTTTTACCCCTCCCAAACGAAGATTTTGGAAGGAGGAACACAAGATGAAATCCAGATTTTCGAAGCACTTTTCAAGGGCGTGAGTACTCGATTTGGGCTACGACACCATTGAAAAGTGCTTCGAAAATCCGGATTTCATCTTTTGTTCCACCTTCCAAAATCTTCGTTTGGGGAGCATAACTTTTGTCGAAAATAGGGGACTAGTTGCCGACGACTGGTTTGACTGACAAATCATCATGATGTTGTCCATGTAGCGAACAAAAATTGCGCAATTTCGCACCCACTACTTAACGAAGGAACTTTCATACGTGAGTTCTCAACCATCAGGCCAATTCGATACACTTTTTTAAATCATTTTAGTTTCCATTGTATCTTGGCCTGATTGTTGAGTACTCACGCATGCAAGTTCATTCGTTAAGTAGTGGGTGCGAAATTGCGCAATTTTTTGTTCGCCATACCGGATGTTGTCGTGTGAGTTCGAAAGGCACATCGGCATGGACATGCACATCATCATGTATCATCATCACGATTTTATGCTCCCCCAAACGAAGATTTTGGAAGGAGGAACAGAAGATGTAATCAGGATTTTCGACTGACGTTTCAATGGTCACGCCCTTGAAACGTCAGTCGAAAATCCTGATTACATCTTCTGTTCCTCCTTCCAAAATCTTCGTTTGGGAGGGATAGATTTGGCAAAATGCGCACAAGTAGGCAGTAGTAGGCAGTGTCCGTTGGTGTCTACATGCCAAGTGGCTAGGTATTGGTGCGTCAGTCGGACTCCGTCCTCGATGTTTTCTCCATGTCGTCGACTGTGGGTGTTTCCCCACGTCGCACGCGCAGGTCACTGCGCGCCACCATCCAGTGCATCGGGCGTCCGCCACCGTTTCGCCATGTCCACCAACGAAAGCCAAAAACACAAGGTGCGTGTGTTACAAGAAGAACAAGTTTGATTGTTGCCCACCTAGCAGCATCGAGACCACGTGACTCTCACTTCTCGTCGAAGTTTATGATCCCCATCCATTTTGGAAGGTCGAACAAGCCCTTCAGAATGCGTTTTCGAAGCACTTTTATGCTCCCCAAACGAAGATTTTGGAAGTCCGAACCAACCTTTCCGGATGCGTGTTCGAAACAATTTTCAAAGATTCGTCGCCCAAATCGAGTACTCACGCCCTTGAAAAGTGCTTCGAAAACACATTCGGAAAGGTTGGTTCAGCATTCCAAAATCTTCGTTTGGGAGGGGTAACTTTTCAACAATTTTATCCCACCCAAACGAAGATTTTGGAAGGAGCAACAAAAGATGAAATCCGGATTTTCGAATCACTTTTCAGGGGCGTGAGTACTCGATTTGGGATACGGACCATTGAAAAGTCGGTCGAAAATCTGGATTTCATCTTTTGTTGCTCCTTCCAAAATCTTCGTTTGGGGAGCATGCAATTTGTAGCTCAAATGCATCGCTCTCTCCATTGAAAAGTGCTTCGAAAACGCATTCTGGAAGGTTTGTTCGACCTTCCAAAATCTTCTGGTACTCACACCCTTGAAAAGTGCCTCCCGGGGAAACGAATTCGGTTGGTTCAACTTGGTTGGCCCGGCCTTCCAAAAATCGTCGTTTGGAGGGTACAATGTATGCTCGCCAAACGAAGATTTTGTACGGTCAGACGAACATTTCAGCAGTGTGGTGGCTCACTGATTTCAGAGTGCACTTTCAAAGCACTTTTCAAGGGCGTGAGTTCTCTAGTTTGGGCTACAAAACGGAACGATGATGATCTGCTGCATCTGCTACATGTAATGACCTAATCATGGCCATGTCGACTAGCACGCCGATCGGAAACCCCCCTTTAGAGTGTCGTTTCGACCTTTCAATGGTGTTGTGACTCGATTGATGGAGCGTACATTGCGCGAATGTTCCACACCCCAGAGACGAGACCCACTACTCAGACTAGTAGAGCCACTACGTAAATGTGTGAGTACTCTAAATCAGTCCAATAACGACATATCATGCTATCTGTTACAGTATTACAGTATCATGTCATTTCTACAGACACACATCGAAGGCCTATCATGACCTGCACACACACACTGATGCACACACTGATGCACACACTGATGCACACCGTCATGTCATCAGTTCGACCGATGCATCACACGAGAGAACGTGCGATGTTGCATCGCGACGGGCGTGTTTCACACTGGGCGGGAAGTGCCGCACGTGGTAGCGCGTCCCGCCAAAGCGCCCATTTCCACGTGGGTCAGCCTATCGCCATGTTTTCATGATTCGCCCTGGAATCGTCCGTCGGTTCAAAATGATTTAAATACGGCAATCTGCATGAATAGATTGCGACATGAGCACAGCAATAGACTTTTACAAGATTCATCAGCACGAGACGATCCAGCAACTGACGGCCCACTTTGAAAACTCGGCGAAGCTCATGACGGCCATCTCGTCCAAGTATGGCATCCCGCTCCCCGAACTGTACGAGATGCTTCACACACTCTACAAGAATCCCAATCGCAAGTCAGACGACGACGTGACGGTCGCCTCCAGCAGCACGTCGACCACGACCATCAACAGCATGAGCAAGCCGCAGTTGATTCAGATGTGCAAGGAGCGCAAGATCCAAGGCTACACCAACAAAACCAAGCAGGCGCTGATCGACCTGCTGGTCAAGACCAAGGGGTCGGTCGAAATCACCAACCTGCAAAACAAAACCGTCGTCCGCATCAACGAGTTTGGCAATTACGAGCACCGGCCGACATCGCTGGTGTTCAACAGCTCGTCGGTCGTCTACGGGAAGCAAACCGGCGATGTCGTCGTGCCACTCACCAGCGAGGACATCGAAGTGTGCAAGCAGCACAACTTCAAATACACCATCCCCGAGTCGCTGGATGCGAACCTCGACGCGGGCGTGGAACAAACCGACGAGGACACGGTCAACAAGATCCTGCGGAAGGACCGTCAAGTCGACACGTCCGACGACGAGCCATCGGACGGCGAATCCTAGTGGACGGATTGCCTCAATCGTCTCAAATAAAAAGAATAATAAATGTCTGGGTATATCGTCTCCAATTCGACCAACGCGTTTTCGAGTGAACCCAACGCGTTGCAAACACAAATCCGCGAGTATATCAAGGTCTGCCTCGACTCAGACAACCCGACGCGCGCGTTCCGTGTGTACGGCGGGTATGCGCTGGACAGCACCGTGTTGCCGACCGTCGTCTTCATCACGCCCAACAAGGCCAACAAGGAGGACGATTGCGGGTTGTTGCTCGCCGAAGCAATTGGAATGGACGCAGACACCGTCGACCTGACATTTCAAATGTGGAACAACGAGAAGATCCAACTGTCCAACTCGCCGGGAAACGACGATATGCTCTACCGGAGCAACATCTTGGACAAGATGCAAAAAAACGCGGTGGTCAGCGGCAAGTTGCTCGATATCGTCAACAACCGACGGTTCTGGAAACAAGCCAACTACAAGCAACTTCCCGACTCGGAAATGGTCACGTACATCCTCTTTACGCGCTACAAATTCGAAGTCGACTCGAGCGGTGGGAGCGCGCCCCGCTTGAAGAACGCCCACGGCGGCCAGACGCAGATCCTCGAGCGGAAGAATGTGATTATTTTCGCGCTCGACCTGCTCAAGTTTTTCGGGCTGGCGCCGTTCGACATCGAATCGCCCTATAAGGTCAAATGGAACGCGACTAGCAAAAAATACGAGGTCACGCATTAGCGCTGTGTCCGACTCGAACGTGCGAAAGGCGCACGGGGATGAACGGCATGCACAGGTCGCCGGTCGAACGATTCATCGCCCTGTGATTTCGACGAAATACCGTTTCACCCAAAGTCGGGCGTGTCTTTTCGAGGTTCCTTGCGATAAATCAAGTACTCTTACCATCGCAAAGAACATCAAACACATGTTACATCCCAAACGAAGATTTGAGAAGTACGACCAAACCTTTCAGAGTGCGTCTTCGAAGCCCTTTTCAATGGCTGTCACACATTGCACAATCCTGCGTGACGTGTGACACATCACTCAGGAAATGATCGAAAATATGTTTCCGGAGCGATGTGACACATGGCACAATCCTGTGTGACACGACACTCAGGAAACGTATTTCGCTCATATCCTGACTGACGTGTCACACATTGCACAATCCTGCGTGATATGTGACACGTAACTCAGGAAATGAGCGAAATACGTTTCCTGAGTGATGTGACATGCAGGGGGACATGCCGGTCAGTGGTGCCATTCGAAGCAAGTTTCTCGAGTGACACATACACATGACCGTGCAATGTGTCATGACACTCAGGAGCTATGCTTGCTTCCTAAGTGCTGTGTCATACACTGCACGGTCATGTATGACACTCAGGAGAGGATCGAAGTCGCTTTCTCGAATGGATTTACACCACCCAAACGTTGATTTTAGAATGTCAAACCTGTCAGGGGTGCGTTTTCGAAGCTGTTTTCAATGCAGTGCGTTTGTTCGGACTTCCAAAATCTTCGTTTGGGACAGTCGTCGGCAACTAGTCCCCTTTTTTTGGACAATCTCCATTTTGAACATTTCGACAAAAGTGTCAACCTGGATTCGTGGTTAACATTTTTGTCGAAATGTTCAAAATGGAGATTGTCCAAAAAAAGGGGACTAGTTGCCGACGGCTGGTACGCATGCCCTTGAAACGTGCGTCGGACAGACGCTTCGAACACTCTGTCAGACCTTCCAAAATGTTCGTTCGAGAGGGAGTAAAAGTGCTTAGAACATAGACTGCATCGACTCACATTCTAAACCGGTTTCCTTTGATAAACACAAGCTGATACTCGTCCCATAGCGAATGTCGAAATGTAGGGTACATGATGTCACCTACAAACGAAATGTCGTATTCAGACGGCCGCTTGTCGGCAAAGGTAAAATCTACATTTTTGTATAGTGGCAACAGCGAGCCGATATTCCACTTGTTGGAAATGATTTTTCTAGACATGGCCACCTCCCGGTGCCAAATTGCATCTTCGAACGTGGCCACGTATTGAGTCATGCTAAAAATTTCGCATTCGATCAAAAAGTCCAACGTCGTCTTATTCATGGCAAAAATATAAGACTGGACATGCGACAAGTCAAATGGATGCTCGATGGTGTTGATGGTACTTCCAAACAGCTTCACGTTCCCGCGCAATCCGTTGATGTAGATGTCGGTCCATTTTAATGCACAGTAGGACGGTATGAACGGACCGGAAACGGACGAATTGACGAAGAGAAAATACTCGTATTTATCATACCGATTGTCGGTCAGCAGCGCGTCACTCCATCCGCCAAAGTCGTATCCCACGTTGTCACGGAAAAGCCGGACGACGTTGTGGAAGGATGGACTTGGGAACACGTTGGATTTGTCATTGGATATGATGATGAAATCCACATGGTCGTCTTCGAAAATGCACGTGTCAATAAAATGCTTCACTCTATCGTTGTAAAGATGGAAGACGTACAAGACGAGCAGTTTGTGTGCGCTATGACCCACCGTTTTCGATATGTTCATGTTGTCTCTTACATTGTCACCTTTTCTTTTGAAAAGCGTGTAGGGACACTGTAGAGTCACTGTAGAGTCACTGTAGACTCTTCATGAATATGAGGTGCATCGAACATTCGTAACTATGCGGGCCACTGGAGCGGGCAAGCCCTTTAACGAAGACGACATACTACCTAGCATGCATGGCGCGTCGTCAAGTCCTTGCCCAATCCGACGTCGGTAAGTCTCGCGAATGTTGTGTCCCACATGGATTCTCAACGTCTTTTCGACGCACTTGTCAACTGTTAACCCGAGGCTCGATGGTATTTGTTGCGGGCATCGTATCATCTCGATGTTTAGACACTGAATCGACAGTCCGTGTGATTGGTACAAATGCAATCTGACCCATCTCAAATCTTCGTTTGGGATGGATGAACAAAAGATGAAATGCGGAGTTTCTACGCACTTTTCAAGTGAGTGAGTACTCAATTTGGGCCACGAATCACTGAATGGTCCATGAAAATCCGCATTTCATCTTTTGTTTCTCCTTCCACCAATCTTCGTTTGGGGAGAATGCATTTAGAGAGAGCTTGATGCTCCCCAAACGAAGATTTTGGAAGGCCGGACCAACCTATCACGCGCTTTCCAAACACTTTCCGTGCTATCATCATCTTGTGATTTCGAATGACGGAACTTCGAATGACACATCGCCATGTTGCACGACTCGCACGCCCTTTCAACGCGACTCGAGCGCACGTCCCTTAACACGACTCTAACACGAGTGTGACTCGCAATCTTGTTAGAGTCGTGTTAAAGGGACGTGCGTGCGAGTCGCGTTGAAAGGGGCGTGCGAGTCGCGTTAAAGGCCCTTAATAAAGGGGCGTGCGCTAGTCGACATCTCATTTGTGATAACATGAAGATGGGTCTGTCGACCATAAAAAGATGATGATAGCATGATAATTGTGTGTGTCTTTGTCATCGCATCAGTGTGTGTTGGGTGTGCGTGCGAGTCGTCTTAGAGTCGTGTTAAAGGGGCGTGCGTGCGAGTCGTCTTAGAGTCGTGTTAAAGGGGCGTGCGTTATTGTGTGTCTGTCGACATAACAAGATGATTGTGTGTCCTTAGAGAGTGATTCACATCCGCTGTGTTCAAGATGCGTGCGTGCGAGTCGTGTTAGAGTCGTGTTAAAAGGGGGAGTGCGTTAGTCGACATCTCATTGTGATAACATGCAGATGGGTCGTCGTCTGTCGAGTCAGTGTCTACATTTATAACAAGATGATAGCATGATAATTGTATCCCTCCCAAGCGACACTTTGCTTTTGGAAGGAGGAACAAAACTGTTACAAAAGAAATCCGGATTTCGAAGGAAGCACTTTTCAAGGGCGTGAGTACTCGATTTTGGCTACGAACCATTGAAAAGTCGGTCGAAAATCCGGGTTTCGTCTTTTGTTCCTCCTTCCAAAATCTTCGTTTGGGGAGCATAAATTGCCAGTGTGCGTCTTTGACATCGCATCAGTTGTTTTAAAGGGGCGTGCGTGCGACTCCGACGGTGCGAGTCGTGTTAAAGGGTGTGTACGCGAGCGATGTTAGTCGTGTTTAAAGGGTCGTGCGAGCCGCGTTAAGGAGCGTGCCGTCGCCGCTGCTAGTCAACCTGCTACGTACGTGCGAGTCGTGTTGAATGGGCGTGCGTTTTTTGTGTCTGTAGAGTCAGTGTAGACATAACAAGATGATAACATGATGGTTTTTCAACCGTTTTTGTCATTAGAGGACATCGCATCACTGCTGCATCAGCCATGTAAAGATGCGTGCGTGCGAATGGGCGTGCGTTAGTCGACATATCATTGTGATAACATGAAGATGCGTCGTCTGTCGACATGCCAAGAACATCATGGCAAGATGATGATAGCATGATGATCATATGTACTTAGAGGACATCGCATCAGTCGTGTTAAAGGGTCGTGCGTGCGAGTTGTGTAACTTGTGTTAAAGGGGCGTGCGTGCGAGTCGTGTTAAATGCATCCTTCCCAAACGAAGATTTTGGAAGGATGAACAAGAGATGGATTTTCGAAGCACTTTTCAATGGCGTGCGTTTCATTTTTTGTTCATCCTTCCAAATCTTCGTTTGGGGAGCATAAAATGGGCGTGCGTGCGAGTCGTGTTAAATCATTTAACTTAAATGTGACACACGCACAAGAACGCACGCCCTTTCAACACGACTCGCAGGAACATAGCATGCTGACTAGCAGCGGCGACGGAGCGTGCCGGGAGCATAAACTCACACGACAATCGAATCAAACACGATAAACAAAATACGATAAACAAATCCACATGATTGACAGCCATGTACTCTGTGCAGCTGAACGTCCCGGACTCGGTGCGTGTAGCCGTCAGAGAGTTTTTGACGATGCCCTTTTCCAACGGCATGCGGAATCGTCACGTGGCCACGGTCAACTGGCTGGCGAGCGACGGTCCGCAGCATGGCATTGTGGCATGGATGGTTTTTACCAACACCGGAGACCACTTGGGCGTCGACGTCGCACGCGAGTACGCAATTCCTTGTGGATTGCCCGGATACGAAGTACGCTTCCATCTCCAACACGGACATCTCGACGCGACGCATCGACTGGTCATGGTTCCCCGGTGTATGAATGGCGCGCGCGTCGGCGTCGACGAGCCGCTTCTCTTGCTCCTGCATGTCAACCTTGCGAACGCGAAACGACCGCACATGCCCATCTCGTTCGCAAACTTTTCACCCGCAATGCCTTACTGGGGACTGTTTCACACGATCGCGAGCGACGATGAACAGCGCATCCTGCGAATCAGCACCAAGTTCCTGAACGACCGACGGATTTTCGTTAAGCAGCTGATGCGACAAAAGCACCTCCCGTTCCAATTGCTCGACTCACTTGCGTTTGCGATGAAGGCGTGGCCATAGAACAAGAAGCGCACTTCTTTACCCATCCCAAATGAGGATTTTGGGATGGCCGAACGAGCCGTTCCGAGTGCGTGTTCGAAGCACTTTTCAAAGGGCCTAAATGAAGTTCTCGCCGAGCGTCTCGGTCCCTTTGAAAAGTTTACCTCTCCCAAACGAAGATTTTGGAAGGCCGGACAAAACTTTTCCGAGTGCGTCAGTTGCGATTTCGACGAAGTGGGTATGAAAAACGTAGATAAGAACATTGCTAAGAACAACAAGCAATGATTTGGGTCGGAAAACGCATCATGAACATGGACATTAGGAGTCGATTGAGTTGCATGAAAACGCCCAAATCATTGCTTGTTGTTCTTAGCGATGTTCTTATCTACGACTCTTTTTACCGAGGGCCGACAGTGCGACTTTTGGGCCAAGTTTTAGCTCGCCACACTGATGGAGCGTGCGGTTCGACAGACACAACATGATGCAGCGAATCCATAGTAGCGACCAACACTGCGCCATGGACAGCCACTGGAGCGAGTACAACTTTCGCCAGCCACCTCCGCATAATACGGGCGGCTGGGGTCGTGTGCCACTTGGGAGAGTATCGTTCGAGTACTCCCATTGGGTACGCTTTTACAATCGGTGGGACGTTAAGTAAGCGCACACGATTTGTTTTTCCACGAGTCCCAGGACCACGACATGCACGCTCCTGAATGTGCACCGTTGCGCCACGCATGGAGTTACATTGGAGTACTATAATAGTAAAATGACACGACGCACGTCGCCCCTACACACCACGCCACGCACACATGCACGTGGTGGCGGGTCGTCAACGCGCACTCCCCGACCCGATCTGACCGGCGACCTCATCCGAGCATTCCCGGAGTTGGCTGGGCCCCGACCCGACACGCTGGACGTGCGGGCGGAACTAGAACGTACGCGCGACCAACTCGAGCGACAACTCGAGGTACTACAGGCCGAAAAGTTGCATACCGAGCGACGACTGGCGCTCCTAGGCGCTTACGGGACGGCCAACCCGGATGAGGCGTTCGTGCAGCTCCTCCAAGCTGCGTCCGATCGCAAGGTCTCGAAGTTAGAGCTGATGTCGCGCTTGAAACGGTTCTACGACTGCTGGGACGACAACTGGGCGGTGATGAACGACCGCTCGAAGCGCCACATCCGGATGCGCGACCAGATATCGATGTGGTTGCATGTCTACTCTCCCGACCACCCTAAAGAGTTTATTCTCGACGACCTCGTGTACGGGTACAGCAACCGCGGTGGCGAGGTGGGCGCACCAGACGTCGATCCCAACGCGGTTCGCGCGCTGCCGAGCGCCGAAGCCCTGATACACGAGGATGCCAGACGACAAGTGCAGCGGGCGTGCGTCGCCGAGGCCGAACGAGTGGAGCGCAAGCTAGCCCGTGAAGGGCACGTGCCTTACCTGGCGCTCGTCGTGAAGATGCTACAGCACGATGCGCGTTCTTCGAGAGCGTAGACGTCGAGTCGAACGACTGCGTGGCATAATGGCATTGTCAGGTCGCATATCGAAGAAACCATATCAAACAACTTAAACAACTTTACCTCTCCCAAACGACGGTTTGGGACGGAGGAACAAAAGATGAAATGAGGATTTTCGACGAAACGTCCAAACGAACATTTTATTCTCCCCAAACGAAGATTTGGGAAGGAGGAACAAAAGATAAAATCCGAATTTTTGCAGCACTTTTCAATGGTTCGTAGCCCAAATCGAGTACTCACGCCCTTAAAAAGTGCTGCGAACATCCGGATTTTATCTTTTGTTCCTCCTTCCCAAATCTTCGTTTGGGAGGGATAGAATTGCTTCGACCTTCCCAAATGAAGATTTGGGGAGCATGCGATTGTTCGTCGCTATGCGCCGTCTACCAGCCACTGTAGCCCGGTCTGCAGGTCTACCTTGATGTCCCACCCCAGGTCCTTCAGTTTCTGGTTGCTGATATAGTAGCGCTTGTCGTTGAACGGACGGTCTTCGATGTATTCCACCCATTCGGCCACGTCATCGGTCTTCTTGATCATTTTGACCAAGGTCCGCCCCAGCTCGTGAATGCTACACTCCATGTCCTTGTCGCAGCCGATGTTGTACACCTCGCCGACCACGCCCTTCGACAGCACAATGCTGATGGCGCGGGCCGCGTCGGACGCGTGCAAGAACGAGCGTACGCACGACCCGTCCCCCTGGATGGTGACCTTCTGGTCGCTCTTCAGTTGCCGAATGAACCGCGGAATCACCTTCTCGTCGAACTGATTCGGACCGTACACGTTGTTGCCGCGCGTGACGATGACCGGCAGCTTGAACGAGCGATAGTACGATTGCACCAGCGACTCGGCCGCCGCCTTGGTCGCGGCGTAGGGATTGGTCGGGCAAAACACGGCCGTCTCCGTCTTCGGGTCGACGTCGCCGAGCGAGGACTCGCCGTAGACCTCGTCGGTGGAAATGTGCACGAGCGCCACCAACGTCGGGCAGTGCAGCCGCGCCGCCTCGAGCAGGTTGTGCGTCCCGACGATGTTGTCGTGCGTGTACGTCAGCGCGTCCGTAAAGGAGGTCTGCACGTGCGACTGCGCCGCAAAGTGGACGATGTGCGTGAACGGATGCGTCTGGAAGACGTGCCGGAGCAGGTCGAACGACCGCAGATTGCCCTCCACGAACCGATAGTTTGGCGACGCGCGCACGGCGACGTCGACGTTGCGCACGTCGCCGCTGTAGTACAGCGCGTCGTAGTTGACGATGAGCGTGTCGGGATGCTGCGCTGCGAAAAAGTTGATGAAGTTGGACCCGATGAACCCCGCCCCGCCCGTGACGAGCAGGCACTTGATGTTCGGCCCGCTCGGCTCGACGCTCCTCGCGGGCTTGGCGACGTACGCGCGCCGATACGCGCCGAGTATCGCCCGCACCGACGCGTGGATGCTAGGGACGCGCGGGTAGAGCGACTCGAGCTTGGTCGTGTCCAGGCGGTTGTTCGAACGCTCGCTCGCGAGGACGCGGCGTTGCTCCTCGATCGTAAACGTCCGCCACGTGAACGACGGGTCGACGAGCTCGGTAAACATGGTCAGAATCTCGTCGTGCGTGATCACGCCTGGATTCGTCAGGTTGAGGGTGCCGGTCGCGCGGCGTCGCATCAAGTCCACCGCAATCGGCAGCAAGTCCGGCAGCACGGTCATCGAATTCGCGATGCTGCACACCCGGTCGTAGGTGGTGATCTTGGTGATGAAGTTGCGCGGATGCGGCGCGTCGGATATCGGCATGCGAATCCGCAAGTTGAGCGCGGTGTCGCGGTGGAGGTCCATGAGACGGTCGGTGAAGCCCTTGACGCACGAGTACCCCGACCCGAAGAAGTTGGGCGCCGATTCCTCGGTGAAGCCCGCGGTCGCGTGCCCTGCGGTCGCGTCCCCAACGGTCGCGTGCCCCGGCCCAGCGTCTCCCTCGCCGCCCATCGGGTGGTCCGAATCGTAGGTGAAAATGCACCCCGTGCCCAGGTACGTGAAGTGGACGTTCAGCCGGCTGCACACCGTCGCCAACACCAGCGGTGCGAAGAGATTGTCGCGGACATTCTCGTACAACTTGCCGGGCTGCTCGAGATAGTCGATCGTCGGATGTTCGACGTCGCCGATCGTCCCATGCGTCCGACCGATGAGCGATACGACGTTGGTCGGCGTGTGACGCCGGATTTCGTCCTCCACGGCTCGTCGGTCGTCTGCACGCGCAGTGCCTTCAATGTGGGGGATGCTCGCGTCGCGTAGGACCCGCGTCAACTGTCCGCCGATCCACCCTCGCGCCCCGTAGACCAAAAAGAGGGGCGAGGTATCGCCGAATTGACTGGCCACCGGAGAGTCTTCCAGTGAGGACATCGTTTGATGTACCGTTTTTTATTTTCCGGAATGTTCGGTCGACATGTCGGCCGAGAGTTGGCACACGACGCCCACGAGCGCGTCGACGCGCTGCGCGATTTCGCGGATGACGCCGACCAGCGTGGCGACGGCGCTCGATGGGTCGATGGTGTCGACGGTATACAGCGCGTCGGCGGTACGGAGCAGCGCTGCAATCTCGCTGTCGTGGCACGGCGCGCCGTACTCCCGCAGGAAACGCAGGCAATACGACAACAGCGACCGTACCTGCGTCTGCGCCATTCCTACGTGGAGGACGTTGTGCAAGAACGCCACGTCGAGGAACGCGCCCACCTCCTCGCGTTTCTGCGGACTCGCGCACAGAGCGACCATGCGGTCTTTCACGTGGCCGATGACGTCGCACAGCGCGTCAAACTCGTTTCGCGCCACCTTCCGAGTCATCTCCTCCCAGTACGCGTCGTGCACCGAACTGTGCACGAACCGCGCGAGCTCTTCGCAGTCACCCGCCTTCGCGTCGCCGCTGCTTTGGCGAAGTTTGTGCGCATCCGCTCCGAAAATCTGCTGGGTTTGTTGGTCGATCGTGCGTTGCAGTTTCTCGACCGGCTCTTGCACCTCAATCGGCGATGAGACCTTGATTTCGGACAGCAGCCGATACACGTCGCGGTACGTGCTGGCCAGTTTGGCCTTGTCGAAGCGCTGCCACTCGTCAAAGCACCGCAGGTACGCGCCGAGCGCCTCGACGAATGCGCCGGTAGGGCACGAGCGCTCCAGGTGGAGCGTGAAGAGCGACGCGGCCGATTGAGCGACGCGCGCTGCCATCGTCTCCCCCGCGTCGCCGACGACGTCGTCCGAATAGAAGCGCACCATGTAATGCGACAAGAACCGCCGGGCGCAGGCGCGCGTGTACGGCGGATGGAGCGCCTGCATCGCGCTTAGCACGCTCGCGAGGACCGACGCGTGCATCAGGCACCGCGACAGACGGCCGAACGTGTCCGTGTATGGCTCGATTTGCTCCGAGTAAATCTGACGCATGCGTTCCATATTTACTTTGTCGTTTTCGCTGCTCGCATCGCCAAGTGGGTGTCGCGCCGTCGAAAACAACGACGATATCGTCGCTTGGTCGGCATCGCGCGCTTGCGTGGACCGCTTAAAATTTAAAAATTATAATAATATTCGGTATGGCGAACAAAAACTGCGCGATTTCGCACCCACGACTGAACGAAGGGACTTTCATACGCAAGTACTCAATCAGAGCAAGTTTATGCTCCCCAAACGAAGATTTCGGAAGACCGAACAAACCTTTCAGAACGCGTCTTCGAAGCACTTTTCAACGTTTTGTAGCCCAAATCGAGTACTCACGCCCTTGAAAAATGCTTCGAAAACGTGTTCTGAAAGGTTTCTTCGGCCTTCCCAAATCTTCGTTTGGGAGGGGTAAAGTTCCAATGACTTGACCGAAAATCATCAAACTGGAATGATTTTGAGTACTCACGTATGAAAGTCCCTTCGTTCAGTCGTGGGTGCGAAATCGCGCAATTTTTGTTCGCTACAGTACATGGTCCGACCATCTTTGTGTTACATCACCGCTTTGTTACGGCAGAATTAAAAATAGTTATAAATGACGAAATCGCCTCTAGGTCGAACACGTGCCCAGACAGAGGGCAAGCACTCCATGCTCGGCGAGCACCCGGAACGCATCAACCATCGTGAAGAAGGCGCAAAGCGCTCCCCGATGGTGCGAAGACGGGGCTCGAACAAGACCGGGTGCGCCCCAACCGCCAACAGCAACACCAGACGCTGTCGCAGTGTTTCACCCGAGCTCGACGACCGTGTTGCGTGTACAAAGTCCCCGACGAGCAGTCGGTGCATCACCGTCCCAGAACCTCGCAAATGCGAGTATTACCAAGCTGCCAAGTCGCCTCGGTGTCGCCTCACCAAATCCAAAGAACACGACAGTCTGTGTACCGTAAAGGCCAATGGTCGCTGTGGATTGGCCACGACGTCGCGACGCAAGCCGCGCAGCCCCAAACCGCGCAGCCCCAAACCGCGCAGCCCCAAACCGCACAGCCCTGAACCACGCAGCCCACCTGAGACTACTGCCGACACGCCTCCGCTGGTGATAGCCGAGACCGTTGCGTCGCCTGTGCCGGTCGTATCCGAGCCTACACCCGAGCAACGGGCGATGGAAGGCGGATACGTCCTGTACTGATGTTAGCGCCAATGAACGTCGCAACCGTCGGTCAGTCGTCGGTCAGTCGTCGGTCAGTCGTCGGTCAGTCGTCGGTCAGTCGTCGGTCAGTCGTCGCTTGATCGGAACGCAACGCGGCCCGCGTGCTCCACCATGAACCGCACCCCGCAGTCCTTCGACATCACCCACATCCGGTCGTGTGGCATCCACAACGCGCCCGACTTTCGGAGGTCGTCCTTGATGAGGATGGTCTTGAGGCCCAGAAACTGCACTTGTGCGTCGCACATTCGGTACAGCACCTCGATTTTGGTCGAGTCCATCTGGCGCTTCATACTCTCCAAGTCGGCTTCCAGTCGCTCGATGGCGTCGTGCATTGTGTACATCGCCTCGAGCACGTGTCGCATCTCGTCGCCCACGTCGTTCAGCCGATGGTAGGTCGCCGTGTCGATGAGCGCGCGTACGTACAATGCGTCCAACGCGAGCGTCCAATGGTCAACGTCCCGGTCGCGGTACGCGTCGTATGTGGCTGCGATGACGCTGCGTGGCGCGTCGGTCAGCCCGTAGTCGCCGAGCTGCTCCACGCCCTCCGACATTCCGATGAGGCGTGTGTGTTGCAGAAACCGTTCGACGTCCCGGACCTGCTCGTAAGGGACGTCGACGACACGCCCGTCGACGTCGGGGCGACCCATGATTTCACAGTGCTTCGGGCGAGGCTCCGGTTTTAAATCAAATCTCCACGCTTGGGTGCTCGTGCAGCGCATGCGTGCCGGCCGTGATAGGCTGGCGTGTCAGTCTACATCTCATGATGATAGAATATCTGTCCAACTCACAAGATGATGATAGCATGACGATGTGTCTGTCCAACCAACTCACTTCGAGTCTTCGACTCTTCGAGAAACAAGATGATGCTAGCATGAGATGTGTGTGTCAGACTGACCGTCGAGTCACACGATGAATCGCACCATTCGTAAAGAGCGTGCGCGCCGGCCATGTTAAAGAGCGTGCGCGCCGGCCATGTTAAAGAGCGTGCGTGCCAGCCGTGTTAAAGGGGCGTGCTAGCGAGTAGTGTTAAAGGGGCGTGCGAGCCGGCCGTGATATGCTGGCGTGTCAGTCTACATCTCATGATGATAGCATGTCTGTCCAACTCACAAGATGATGATAGCATGACGATGTGTCTGTCCAACCAACTCACTTCGACTCTTCGAGAAACAAGATGATGCTCCCCAAACGAAGATTTGGGAATGAGGAACAAAAGATGAAATGCGGATTTTCGATAGAGTTTTCAACGATTCGTAGCCCAAATAGAGTACTCACGACCTTGAAAAGTGCTTCGAAAATTATGCTTCCCAGACGAAGATTTGGGAAGGCCGACCCAACATTTCAGCATGCGTTTTCGAAGCACTTTTCAACTATTCGTGGCCCAAATCCGGGATGCTAGCATGAGATTTGTGTGTCAGACTGACCGTCGAGACACATGATGAATCGCACCATTCGTAAAGAGCGTGCGTGCCAAGCGTGATGAAAGAGCGTGCGTGCCAAGCGTGATGAAAGAGCGTGCGTGCCAAGCGTGATGAAAGAGCGTGCGTTCCAAGCGTGTTAAAGAGCGTGCGCGCCGGCCGTGTTAAAGAGCGTGCGCGCCGGCCGTGTTAAAGAGCGTGCGCGCCGGCCGTGTTAAAGAGCGTGCGCGCCGGCCGTGTTAAAGAGCGTGCGCGCCGGCCGTGTTAAAGACGGTATGGCGAACAAAAAATTGCGCAATTTCGCACCCACTACTTAACGAAGGAAAGTTCATACGTGAGTACTCAACAATCAGGCTACTTTCCAATAGACACTGAAATGATTTAAAAGAAATGTGTTCAATTGGCCTGAACTTTGAGTACTCACGTATGAACTTTCCTTCGTTAAGTAGTGGGTGCGAAATTGCGCAATTTATGCTCCCCGAACGAAGATTTTGGAAGGATGAACAAAAGATGAAATCCGGATTTTCGACTGACTTTTCGATGGTTCGTAGCCCAAATCGAGTACTCACGCCCTTGAAAAGTGCTTCGAAAATCCGGATTGCATCTTTTGTTCATCCTTCCAAAATCTTCGTTTGGGAGGGGTACAATTGTCGTGTTAAAGGGGCGTGCTAGCGAGTCGTGTTAAAGGGGCGTGCTAGCGAGTCGTGTTAAAGGGGCGTGCTAGCGAGTCGTGTTAAAGGGGCGTGCTAGCGAGCGAGTCGTGTTAAAGGGGCGTGCGTACCCGGTACCGGCCGTGATATGCTGGAGTGTTAGTCTACATCTCATGATGACAGCATGTCTTTCCAACTCACAAGATGATGACAGCATGTCTTTCCAAATCACAAGATGATGACAGCATGTCTTTCCAAATCACAAGATGATGACAGCATGTCTTTCCAACTCACAAGATGATGACAGCATGTCTTTCCAACTCACCAGATGATGACACTGCATCATGACAGCATGTCTTTCCAACTCACCAGATGATGACACTGCATCATGACAGCATGTCTTTCCAACTCACCAGATGATGACACTGCATCATGACAGCATGTCTTTCCAACTCACCAGATGATGACATCCGGTATGGCGAACAAAAAATTGCACAATTTCGCACCCACTACTTAACGAAGGAACGTTCGTACGTGAGTACTAAACAATCAGGCTACTTTTCAATAGACACTGAAATGATTTAACATAAATGTGTCCAATTGGCCTGATTGTTGAGTACTCACGTATGAACGTTCCTTCGTTAAGTAGTGGGTGCGAAATTGTGCAATTTTTTGTTCGCTACATGGATGACATCATGAGATGTGTGTGTCAGACTGACCTTCGATTCACACGATGAATCGCACCATTCGTAAAGAGCGTGCGTGCCAGCAGTGATATGATGGCGTGTTTGTCTACATGATGATAGCATGTCTGTCCAACTCACAAGATGATGACCGCATGTCTGTCCAACTCACAAGATGATGATAGCATGAGATGTGTGTGTCAGTCTCACTCTTTTTTTTTCGCCCTCCACAGTGTTAGGAGCATCATCATCCTATCATCAGAGTTCTACAGAAGCATCATCATGCTGTCATCTTGTGACTAGTGTGAGTTGGATAGACACATCTTCATGCTATCATTATCTTGTGGTCGTGTGAGTTGGACACTGGACAGACACATCTTCATGCTATCATCATCTTGTAAGTTGGACACTGGACAGACAGATCTTCATGCTATCCTCATCTTGTAAGTTGGACCGCATGCTGACAGACACATCTTGTGACTTGTCACTTGTGAGTTTGACATGCACATCGTCATGCTATCATGACGCTATCATCATTTGTGAGTTGGACAGACGCATAATCTTGTGAATCGTGTGAGTTTCGACAGACACATCGTCATGCTATCATCATCTTGTGAGCCATGTGGGAAAAAAGATTTCAGAGATGTACCCACACCGGATTGGGCAAGCCCACCAAATGCGACTGAGTGTGCATGACGCATCTTTAAGTCCCTGCCCAATCCAGCATAAGTCTCGGAAATGTTTTTCCCACATGGCATGTGAGTCGGGTTCGACTGGCACGCACGCCCCTTTAACACGACTGGCACGCACGCCCCTTTAACACGAGTGGCACGCACGACTCGTAGTTCACACGACGACGATGTGTCCCAGAGTCTGACTGTCGATTCAGTGTCGAACTCTACCCCACCCAAACGAAGGTTTTGGAAGGAGGAACAAGAGATGAAATGAGGATTTTCGAAGCACTTTTCAAGGGCGTGAGTACTCAATTTGGGCCATGATCCATTGAAAAGTACATCGAACATCCTCATTTCATCTCTTGTTCCTCCTTCCAAAACCTTCGTTTGGGGAGCATAAACTCACAAGAAGATAGCGTGATGCTGTGTTTGACACTGTGTGTTTCGCACTCGCAAGATGAGGATAGCACGAAGAGGTCATTGCACCGACCATGCTAAAGGAGGGCGTGCGTTCGAGCCTCGGCGTGTGTACAAAGCCTTTCGACGCGACGCTCGTCGTGCCAGCGACACCGTAGGCGTGTGTCTTACACGGGCATAGTCCTCCAGAACATTCGTCCGTAGATAATCAAGAACATATTGGGCGATCCTCGCGTTTTTTTGCGACGACGAAACGACGGTGAGTTCGGCGGATGTTTTTGCCATTAAACAGGACAGATGGCCGTCGATATTGCACGTACGGTCGAGACCGAGCTGTAGGTTCATGACTTTTATCAGCCGTTGGAGTTTCATGCGACTGTCGGCATCGAACACCTGAGACAGCTGATGGCCATCCGTGTGGGACTCCATCCGGTATTCCACCAAACAGTTCCGTCCATACATCCGCTTGACGATGGTCGTTGCGTTGTTCGGGACGAACACCTCGATGCCCTCGAAATGCGCCCGCCGTAGGCGCCGCAAATCGGCTTTGTCATACCATTCATTGGGCCAGACCTTTTGGTAATAGTACGTCGGCTGGCCGAGCAACACGGGCCCGCACGCGCACATCTTCGACGCATCGCTCCTGTCGGTGTCGATGACCCAAATGTCGATGAACGGGAATCGCGCCGTCTTCAACGACAATTGGAATCCGGCCTCGGATGGGGTGATCAAGACTCCATCGGGGCTGTCGTAGGCGAGCAGTTTGTCATAATCCGCCATTCTCACAACTATGTCGATGTCGTTGTCGTAGAATATGAGCCCCTTGTCCCGTAGCGTCCCGAGTAGCGACCCACCGTTCAGAAACCATCTGATCTTCAGCCTCTCCGCGATGCGTTTCCACGCGACGAGCAGCCGCTTCAAGTCTCGGCAGATGTCATGTTGCGTCGGTGGTATGTAGATCTCCCCTTCGTCGCTTACTCGCACGCTGGGCGGAAAGGCCGTCAACGCCTTGATATCATGACGAATGCCATCAAGATGATAAAAAAAATTGGGCATTGACTTTTATATACTCACTTTCGAAACATCGATGTGAGGCAGTCACGCCACCTCAAGCGATCCGCAAGTACATGCGCCATTTTACCCCTCCCAACCGACGATTTTGGGAAGGTCGGACGAACGTTGCAGAGCGCTGTGTCGAAGCGCCTTTCAAAGTTTTGTAGCCCAAATCCTGTACTCACACCCTTTAAAAGTGCTTCGAAAAAGCGCCCTGCAACGTTCGTCCGACTCTCCCAAAATCGTCGGTTGGAGAGCGTAAACTAACCAAACCATCGACTATCCAAAGATGTGATTGTAGACATCCGTCACCGAGACGGCGATTTCCGAGAGTCGACCTTGTGGTGTATCGAGGTGGTGTGGGTCGCTATCGATTTTGTTCACCAACAACTCGACCAAAAAGAACTTTTGCTGGTCTAGGTCGGGTTGGGCGTCGACTTGGTCTAGTTGGCGGTCGGACAGCACCCCCTCGTCCCACACCACAGCTCATCCAAAAATCCATCCCATACGTCCTCCGACGCGTCTCGCAATCTTTCCGGTCCGACCGGGTGGAACAAGCGCGACATCAGGTCGGCGAGTTTCCGCGAGAAGCGAGCCTCGAACGGCAATTCCACCAAGTTGTCGTCCTCATAGAAATCGGCCAGATGCACCGCTCTCCGGTCTAGCCGGTCGTACGATGCGTTGATATCCTCGACGAGCTCGGGACTGTACGGCTGTCGATTGTACGGGTTTTGGGGGGAATCGGAGCTGTTCACGAGCCTGTGTAGCGACCGGATGTCGTCGCAGTAGACGAGTCCATCATCGTGGGTATGATGGTAAAAGAATTCGGGCGGAATATCGGCGACATCGTAAAATGCACGACAGATCTTTTGTTATGTCTTCCAACAGTTTCGTTTGGGAGGCATCAACTTCTCAAGTCGTTTAGGTTTTACACCGTTCACTGTTTCCAGTCTTCACCCTTTTCCCAATATGCTTGATGTATCAAATTGGGATAAATTTTCAAGTGCTGGGTATATAGACTAGGCACGTCGATTTTAGCCGCGGCTAATACAGCTTTCTCACGGTCGATATTTTGGTCGTGGTTTCCGATGATCCCATTGTGTGTGAATAGAATGGCATTCCATCGGCTTCTTGCTTCGATGTTGGCGAGTAATCCGCTTGATTCCAATCTCATCTTGACTTGGTGACCAATGAGAAACGAAATGGCATGGAGTAACTCATGTGCCAATCTCGCTATACTCTGTTTGTTTTGTGTGAACGCGTATAGGCCACCAAAGTCTCCTTCTTTTGAGGAGGGGTTGAGTTTCAACCATTGAAACAATCGACTCAACTCATCCACAGCCTGGTCATATTTGGCACCAGTTTGTTGCACGTGTCGCTTAATGGCTTGCAGTTCCATGACCGCTTCGTGGACTGGCTCGTAGTCGCCGTCTTTTCCACCTCTTTTCAGACGTGGAGAACGGACATTGGACTGACTATCGATTCGATTGGACACTTCATGTCGGTAGCGACGTGGAGACCATTTTTGGTAGGATGGATTTGTTGTTTTCATTCTTACATTCCAATTTTTTTTAATCGTAATCCGTCCAATACAGCCGTCGGCAACTCACCCCGTTTTGACACAAATCTGCCTTTCAAGATTTTCCCATAACTGTGTACCACTAATCTTGGTTGAAATATTTGGGAAAATCGTGAAAATGGCCTCCATTGTGGTGAAAAAAAGGTCGCACTTTCGCCCCTCGGACGAAGAGAGTATGAAAAACGTCGATAAGGACACGGTGAACACAGCAATAGGCTTTATTTGTTGTTTTAGATGCATGAACATCAGCCGTCGGCAACTAGTCCCCTTTTTTTCGACAATCTCCATTTCGGACAAATCGCCAAAAGTGTCAACCACCAATCCAGGTTGACATTTTTGGCGATTTGTGGTTGGATTGTGGCACGTTGGGTGAACCACACGATGCGTGTCCATTTGTGCGTCCCTTTGTGCGTCGTACAACTGGGCCAGTTCCGCGCACAACGCACGCTTGGTTTTCGGCCGCTGGGTGTCTGGGTCGTGCAATGAAATGCCATACTCGGTCGCCCATCGACGCAGCTCTTCGTGTGAGACGTGGCGGTTGACATCACAGCGTACCTGCCATTTCCATCGTCTGTGCTGTCGGTCGCGGATGCCACGGTCTCGCACTTGCTGCCATCGGCTGGGAGGTAGTTTGCCATCCGGATACCGAGCAAGCATCAAGGGTGCGTCCTTAAACACGTTGTGCATGTTTGCGACGTGGCTCGTATCCCATCGGTGTAGAGGCTGATTGAATCGAGTGGTTTCACGAAACATTTCCTCCATGTCTGCCACACGGCTAGTATTCCAATCGCTTAGTGGCTGGTCGAATCGACGAGCGCCCGAAAACATCCCATTCATGCCTTGAAATTGGCTCGTATCCCATTTTTTTAGCGGCTGGTTGAATGATATTGCGTGAAAAAACATGCGATTCATGATTCTTACGTTGCTTGTGTTCCAATTGTCAAGTGGCTGATTGAACTTGTGTGCCAAATAAAACATATCCATCATATTGGCCACTTGGCTCGTATTCCAGTTGTTTAGCGGCTGGTCGAATCGAGTGGCTTCACGAAACATTCCACCCATGTCTGCCACACGGCTCGTATTCCAATCGCTTAGTGGCTGGTTGAATCGACGAGCGCCCGAAAACATCGCTTTCATGTCTTGAACTTGGCTCGTATCCCATTTGTTTAGCGGCTGGTTGAATGATACCGCATACCAAAGCATACTATTCATGTTGGTTGTCAAGTGGCTGATTGAACTTTATGCTCCCCAAACGAAGATTTTGGAACGATGAACAAAAGATGAAATGCGCATTTTCGATTGAGTTTTCAACGATTCGTAGCCCAAATCGAGTACTCACGCCCTTGAAAAGTGCTTCGAAAGTGCGTATTTCATCTTTTGTTCCTTCTTCCAAAATCTTCGTTTGGGAGGGGTAAACTTGTGTGCAAAATAAAACATGCCTTTCGTATCGGTCACTTGGCTCGTATTCCAGTTGTTTAGCGGCTGGTTGAATGCGTTTGCCGACAAAAACATGAAACGCATTTCTGTAACTTGGCCAGTATCCCATTTGTGTAGCGGCTGGTTGAATGCTCTTGCAAACGAAAACATGCCATGCATGTTGGTTACGTTGTGTGTATTCCAATCGTTCAGTGGTTCGTTGAATTGGTCGCCCTTCTTCTGAAACAAACGGTTCATGTTGGTCACGTTGGTCGTATCCCAGTTGGATATGTGCCCATACTTTGCCTTGGCGTTATCGGGGTCATCCAGCCATTCCGTAACGGCAATTCGAAGCGTCTTGTCGTCAAACTGGGAGGGCGGTGTTGCACCACCTGCAACCGACCCTACACGGCCTGTGCATCGCCCGCGCGTTTTGGTTGGCGAGATGCGGATGCCGTTTGTCATTTATAGTTGATTTGAAATAACTCCGAAAGAAACGACTTTTGAATCTCGAAACAAATGTCGCGTTTCTGTTCGACACACTTACATTCTATGCTCCCCAAACGACGATTTGGAAGACGGAACAGATGATGAAATCCGGATGTTCGAAGAACTTTTCAAGGGCGCGTGAGTACTCGATTTTGGCTACGAAACATTGAACCGTCAATCGAAACTCCGGAGTTCATCTTTTGTAACTCATTCCAGAATCTTCGTTTGGGGGAGCATGCGATTGGCAACTTGTTGCTGAGTACATTTACCCTCCCAATTTGATTCCCAACCGAAGATTTTGGAACTTGGAAGGCCGAACAAACGTAACCTCTCCGAGTGCGTTTTCGAAGCTCTTTTCAACGATTCGTCGCCATATACAGCGAAAAGTGCGAAGCACTCGGAGAGTTTTGTTCGGCCTTCAAAAATCGTCTTTTGGGGAGATACTTGCTTCAAATGGAGATTGCAACGTGCCTGTCGACATAACAAGATGATGATAGATGAGCACCTCATCAAGTTGTTTTGCCAGGAAGGGGCGTGCGTGCATTAGTCGACGTCTCATGGCATAACGATGTGTCTGTCGAAATGACAAGATGATGATAGCATGATGTGTCTGTCGAACTCACAAGATTATGCTAGCATGATGATTGTCTCCATGGAGAAACTAACATGGCATCAGTCGTGTTAAAGGGGCGTGCGTGCGAGTCGTGTTAAAGGGGCGTGCATGCGTTCGTCGACGTCTCATGATGAATCTTGGTGATAGCATGACGAATCATTGACGATGTGTCTGTAGTCGAGTCGAACAGTACTAGAACTCAAAAACTTGAGTCGGAGTCACAAGATTAAGATAGCATGATGATTGTTTCCATGGAGAAGCATGGCATC